GCCCTTTCATTCCACGTCCGGTAAAGCTTCCGGTTGCAACATGCCTGTCTCCGAACTGGGAGCGGAATCCGGCAGCTTGCTCGGCAGCGATAAACCGTTCCCTCGTGACATTGCTCCATTCGGCTTCATGATCTGCTTTCAGATAGTAACGTTCAATCATCATCGTTCCCCTTTTCAAAGTGACGCGGCACAGTCGCAGTCACTTACATCAATCGTCACCGTCCTTAGTTTCGAACATCATCGCCGCCTCAATGTCGGCCAGTTCGGTCAATCTGTTCTTCAATTGGTGACTGTACGGTCACGCTCGCGGCTGTAAACGCAGGCGCATGTTCTCTCAGCGTTTCGTTTACCATATCCTTAACAAACTCAACTGCGTCTTCCGGCGCGTGAGCCGCTACGTCCTGTACCTCAATCGTGATAGTTACCCTGTATGTATTCATCGTCTTATCTCCTCGCGTTGTGTCGTTCGTGGCCTACTCGATCGTGAACACGTCTCGCGGATCGTCAATGGCATACCAGCCATCGACTTGCTTCACTTGTAGCTGCTGCCCGTTTTGGCGAGCGTTCACGATCCTAGCTTTGATACCTGTCAGGATGTTAAGCCAGTAAACATTTAGTCTTGGATCTTCCAATGTATCTGCCAGTGCCTGTCTCAGTGCTTCTGCGTTGTGATTAATGGCTCGCATTACATTCTCCGTTGTGAGAGTTTGAGTCAGTGCTCGTTTGATTATTTCGGGAAGCTCAGTTGTCTTATCCGTCTTTGTCATCGTGAGAGGGACTATACTCGCGTTAGTTTACGCTGTCAAGCAAATAATTAGTGTTGACAAATTATTTTCCAGGTGCTAAATTCCCTCCACGATGAACGGATTGCTAACACTGACAGAAGCGGCTGAGATTAAAGGCGTTTCGCGCCAGGCTATTTACAAAGCCATCGAGAAAGGGAACCTCAAGGGCGTCAAGGTGCGCGTGAGTGAGTATCGAGTACGCCGCACAGATCTTGATAAGTACCAACCAAATCCAAACATGAAACGAGCGGGCAGACCGCGGAGAGAGGCGAGATGAGCACAGAGCGCAACATCGACACCAAGCGCGAACGGCGATTAGTCCGCAATGAAGAGATCCGGCAGCGCAACAAGGTGAAGGCACTGGGGAATGAGCAGAAGCCACGACCGTTCATGGTCACAGTGGTGATGAATCCGAGTCACCGGAGCAATGAAAGATGAGTGAAGCGAATACATTGGTGCAACTAATCGGCACGGAAACTTGTAGCCATTGTGGCCTGCTGACTGAATGCCTATCATTGCCCGATGACGGTGAGGAGCCACGCTCAGCATGTTTGAAGTGCATTAACGACACCTTCTTATCCTACTGGCTGCCAAATTTTAAGCGACACGCGACTACGGCCCAACCACAGGAGCAGAAACGATGAATGGAGTAACGTAGTCTATGGCAGGGCGTCCGACAAAGTACATTCCTGAGTACACTGATAAGATCCTTGAGGCAATTCGTCTCGGTGCTCCCCTTACTCACGCCTGTCGCTATGCCAACGTATCATTTGAAACCTTCAACGAATGGCGCAAGCAATACCCTGAATTTTCTGAGCAGGTAAAAACCGCTGAAGGGCAGATGGTAAAAACCTGCCTTGAGCAGATCGATACCGCGGCGACTAATGGCAGTTGGCAGGCTGCCGCATGGCGACTGGAACGTCGTTATCCGCATGAGTTTGGACGTCGTGATAGAATGCCGCTTGATGAGCGCGAGCTTGAGCGTCAATTTGAGGCAGAGATGGCGGGAATTGAAGCCGGAAGAGAAGCCGGCCTTCCTGCGGGCGCTGAGAGCAAGGCGGTCAACTGATTCAGCTATCCCGCGTACCGACCAAGAGCTAAAAAATCTACTACGCGATCGCTATCAGATCGTTATTCCCAACGTTCAAGTTTGCCCGAATCACTGCACTCCATTTCGAGCTTTCGCTGACGCTTTCTTTGCCCGTTACGGCGTAACCGTTTGGAAAGCATCTCGCGGTCTAGGCGGTAAGTCGTACCTGCTCGCGTTGTTGGGCCACATCGAGGCTGATCTGCTAACTGCCGATGTAACCATTCTCGGTGGCTCCGGCGAGCAGGCCTTACGGGTGATCGAATACCTGCAAAAACTCTCCGACGATGAAGAGAACACAGCACGTAGGACCAAGTATGCGTCCGGCGGGCGAGTAACTGCCTTAATGGCGTCTTCAAAGTCTGCTCGCGGTCCCCATCCGCAACGCATGCGACTTGACGAAGTGGACGAAATGGAGTTGTTGATTCTCGACGCGGCAATGGGCCAGCCAATGGGCACGCCGAAAATTGCCAAACAAACGGTTATGAGCAGCACGCATCATTACGCGGATGCGACATTTACCGAAGTTTTGAAGCGAGCCGGAGAGAAAGGCTGGCCGGTCTATGAGTGGTGCTACAAAGAGAGCTCCGCGCAGCCTGACGGCTGGCTGACACAAGAAGAAATCGAGTCGAAGCGTGGTGAAGTCACTGACTCAATGTGGAAGGCTGAATACGACCTCCAGGAGCCAAGTCCGGAAGATCGTGCTATCTTACCTGAAAAAGTTGACGCTTGTTTTAAGGAATCGCTGGGACGATTCGAAGGCGAGTTAAATCGTGTCGTTGAGATTGAGCCTCCGATAAAGGGGGCTAAGTATGCGACTGGCTGTGATTGGGCCAAGAAAAAACACTTCACGGTTATTGACACCTTCCGGACTGACATTCGACCAATGAAACGCGTGGCATGGCAGCGGACGGGACGGTTGCCGTGGCCCATGATGATCGCGAAGTTCGATGCTCAGGTTAGAAAGTACCCCGGTACAGCATGCCATGACGCCACAGGCATTGGGGATGCCCCAGAAGATTATAAGACGGTTGAGGCGGAACCTGTTATTCTGGTAGGGCAGACGCGTGCTGATGTGTTCACGCAGTACATTGCCGCTATAGAACACGAGGCAATTGAATCACCTAAGATCCGTTACTGCGAGGCTGAGCATCGCTACTGCACGAATGACGATCTGAGGGGATCTGGACATCCACCTGATTCGTTCGTAGCTGGTGCTTTGGCTTATAGGGCCGCTTCGATTAAAGAGATTGAAGATCTTGACGAACTCGTTGCGGAAGAGTTAGACAACTATCGAGGACGTTAGACCGGAGAGGACAAAAAGAACAAATGCCGAAAGCAAAGACTAGTACTGCCGTCTGTTGTGGGCCAGAAGATTTCTTCCGTGCCGACGAAATCAACCATAAGCCGGGATGTATATTTTACCCTACCGGTCACGAGCGTAAATCCCTTGCGGTTAACAGCATTAAGGTGCTAACCAGCCAGCTAAATGAAGCACTCAAAAATGCCGCCTCCGAAGGTGTTAAAGTCGAAATAGCGCTTAGGCCGGTGGCCGACTTTAAGGAACCGGAAACCACTTCTTACATGCTTATCTCCGTGCAGTGCTCCGCTCTGATTGATTAACGGTGTGGCAACTATTTTTCAAAGGATGGGCATGGCAGCACGAGCAGCGATAAGCGCTTGGCGCAACCCGCGAGAGACGGGCACGATTGATGACGCTCGCTCCCGTCTCAATCTTCTTTGGAGCTACTACGACAATTCCGTCTTCGATTCAATTGTGCAGTGGGCTGCTTACCGATCCAACTACACGCTGTATCGCAACATCCGCTCGATTTATAACCCGACTCGCAGGCTGGTAAATTTCTATGTGGCCCAGGTTTATCCGGGTGTACTGAGTGAGGATGCCACGAAACTTCCTGATGGAGTTGCGATAGCTGTCCCGTTCTCTGACGATACGGACGAAAGGCTAAAGCTGGCTGTGGCGCAATTCTGGCAGTGGTCCAACTGGCAATCCAATAACAAGCTGATGGTCCGTTACGGTGGTGCCACTGGATCATGCTTAGTCGAAGCGGTTGATAACGTCGAGCGCGGTAAGATCACCGCGGCAGTCAGGTGGCCGGGACTGATTGCCGATCGTGCTAAAGATGATGGACCAAGTCTGATCCTTGATGACGTTGGTAATGTTAAATTTTACGCGCTGGAGTACGAAGCTACCGATGAGCGTGGCGACACTTATACCTATCGCAAGGAAGTGGGTCAAGACTCCATTACCGAGTACCGTGATGACAAGATCACCTCGCGGGAAGACAACCCCTACGGCTTCGTTCCTGCCGTGTGGGCCAAGCATATTGATGAAGGCTGGGGCGTGGATGGTGAGGGTCTTTACGGAGCACCCGCTATTAGTGGCTCAATTGGCAAGATTGACGAGTTGAACGGACTCGCCTCACACGCGCACGATCATATTGACTCGTTAATTGACTCGCCGGGGATCATCTCCAGCGATGGCGGTGTCGGGCGCATTGGCGAGCAGGCGAATGCAATTAAAGCGACTCGCTCAACTGCGGCTGACGAGTTCGCAACGACAGGAGCAACCAGCGCGATCCGCACGTTACGCCGCCTGCTGCTCAAGGCACCTAAAGGAGCAAGCTGGGTGCCTCTCACCGGCAACCTCCAGCCCGAACAAGCCATCCCTGCAATGGACCACCTGCTAACCGAAATCGAGCACGACTTCCCCGAACTCGGCATGTACCAGGAGCTGCGCAAGATGAGTGAAGTTACCGGGCCAGGCGCAGCTCGCATG